CTGCAAGAACAAATAACAGCACTACAAGAGCAAGCCAAAGTGTTACAAGCCAAACTGTAAATAACAAATATTAAAACCGGAGAAATGTAATGGATAATAAAGATATGCCAGCAATGCCGCAAAGCGGAGATAATATAGAGCAATGGAATGACCCAAGAAACCCAAAGGCAGGTACTTATTTTGCAACTGGATTAACCAAGCGCGAACACTTCGCAGGGTTAGCCATGCAGGGGCTTTGCCATGCAATAGATTCTCAAGGTACTTGGGCGCATGACCCTAAGACCGTGGCTGAATCAGCTGTTACTTACGCAGACGCCCTATTAGCTGAACTAGATAAGGTCAAACAATAATGAATTTAGTATCAGAAGTAATAAAAGAATTTAAAAGTGTCAGAAAAGCTTGCTTGGATGCCAAGGTAGACGCAAACCAGCTTTATAGGTGGATTGCTATGGGTGCGCTAATCGACAATGCTGGTAACGTGTTTAGATACGTTGACGGCGCAACTATTGACGCAGAAGGCGAGGCCATACTCTGCAAGGTTTACACGTTAATCGGCAAGTTTAAAAGCAAGGGGCAAGTCAATGCTGAATCAGCAGTTGACCGCATTGCAGAGCTTGAGAAAAGGCTAGTTGCTCCCACTGATAGTGGGATAGATGAACTAGATTATATCTGCAAAGTTTTCAACAGCAACGAACAGGATAATTTAACAAGTTTAGTTTCTTTAGTTTGGAATAAATCACGTTTTGAAGCACTAAAGGAGCAAGTAAAGTGAATTACAGTGACCATAATTCAATAATTGCGGCAGGTAAACAAGCATGCATAGACGGGAAATCAAACTTAGATTGCCCCATTGATAAGAGGGTAAACGCTAATGCTGCTTGCCTTTGGTTGCAAGGATGGAGTAGTGAGGCAGCCATTACGTGCAAAGGGACTGGCTGTAGTGCAAAAAACGGCGTTGGGCATAGCCAAGAATGCATTGATGAGCATGATAACTTGTACAAAACACTAAAGGTAGGTGTGTGATGAAAATACCAACGCACATAAAAACATCAATTATCATTATGGCATTACTCGTTATAATCGGATATCAAACAGACAATGGATGGGCATTTTTTACCGGGCTATTAGGTCTAGTATGCGCGTCATTTTGGGTAGACATAGCAAGAAGAATAGGCAAGGGGAATAACAGTGAATGATTACATCTCATTACTTAAACAAAGCAAATCTAAGATTGCAGAGCTTGAGAAAACATTACGCGAGTTTGAACATGCAGTACGCAACGAAAATGAATTGCTTGAAATGCAGAAAAATCAAGATATACGCGACCTAGAGCAGCAAGCTAAGGCGCTATTTGATTACGCCTGTAGCACCAGCGCATTAACTGAGGAGGGGCTTCGGGAGGAGGCTTTTACGCTACAGGGCCAAGCCGACGAACTAAAGGAAGGTAAGCAATGACTAAAATTAAATCAGCAGTAAAATCTATTATGATGACCAAATGGTTTATTAAAACATCGTGGCAGTACATAAATACTAACAGGGTTAGCAGTAAGGTGGAGTTTTTTGTTGGTGTAGTGCCTGCTTGGGCTAGGTTTGTTGCTGCAACATATAAAGACTGTAGGCTTGCACCATGACATACACAATAAGCGGTAAGCAATACACTGAGTCTGATATTCATAAGCGGTGTGCTGAGTTAATGGGAATTGAATACGAATTAAGCGACATTTATGTGATGGTTTCTGACACAGTGGCATCAATTGAGACTGGCGTAGATGAATTTATGGAGTATTGCCCGTGCTACAGCCCTTCAGACACAGACGCTATCATTGATAAGTGCTGGGATGAGTTGACTAGTGTAGCTTGCATATCTACTCATAATATCGAATGGCACCAAATGATGTTGAAGCACAAATGCACAAAACTAGTAGCTGCTTGCATATGTCTTATTGAGCTAAACACACCCAATTAACCATAAATAGTTTTTACTATCATACAGTGATATAATTAAACACATATAATTAATTGGGTGTTTGATGTGTTAGCAAGACAATTATCAAGAGGGCTATCAAGGCCGCTTTCAAAAAGTTTAGCTGGAATATCTCCTGTTACTGACGGAATGACTCTCACAGCATCATGGACAGTAAGGGGTACTAGTTATTCGGATTTATCCGACGCAACAGCTGCGAGCGTTAGAGTTGATGCGACAATATCTAATACAGATGAAGGGGTATTAATGGAGGCAGGCGCAGGCGGTAGCGGTTTAGTGCTGTACACTTTTGGCGGTGTTTTATATTTCCAGTGTGGGAATGGGGGTTCTTTTGGCACAGCAGCTAATAGAGCCGAAGTTTCTTACACTTTACCATCAGGCACTATTACCCCAATAATAGAATGGTCTGCAGATGCATCTAACGCTGTATTATACATAGATGGTATAGAAGTTGACTCGCAAGTGTTCAGTAACTCCAGCATAGCTGGTAGCGACGCGGGGGCAGTTGGTAGAGTAATTAATTCTGCGGCAGCAAATAGGGGTGGGTGGACTTCGAACGGCTCTGGCGATTTCCCAAACACAATAACTCTTTGCAATATATTTGATGGTCAAGTTACACCCGACGTATAAATAAATTAAACAACAGAAGCAGAGGAATAAGAAAATGCTCTTAGTAACCGACAAGCCATACACACTAGAAGATAAAGACTCAAGCAAAACAAAACTCGAGGTATTACTGCAAACCGTACTTAGTGGTGGTACTGCTACATTCTCAGTGAAAGATAAAGATGCTAGTGTGTTTAGCGTAGCAGCAACATTAACAGATACACCGGAGTTGCTTAGAGTGCCGTATCAAGGTTCATACAAAGTCACAACCACTGGCTCAGCAGTAGTTTATGGAGATGTGAGTTAATTAATGCCAAGAGCTAAAGCGAAAGGCAATGACGGACAGCCAACAAAGTTTACTCAAGCAATAGCAAATAAGCTTTGTGAGTTAATAATGTCTGGCCTTTCCGTGCATAAAATATGCTCAATGCCTTCAATGCCTCCCCGCTCAACTGTCAACACATGGCTGACTAAAGATGATAAGTTCTCGTACCAATATGCAAGCGCCTTACAATTTAGGACGCATTTAAAGGCAGAGGAAAGGCATGAGCTAATAGAGTCAGCCTTTGCAGATATAAAAGAATTGCCCGAAGGAGTCAACGGAAATGTATGGGTAACTTTGGTCAAGGAGCAAATAAGGGCGATAGAATGGGATGCCGAAAGACTTGCCGCAAAACGATATAAGCCAAAAGAGGCAGATTACGACAAAGGCGAAGCCCAGCCAATGACAATTAATTTTAATGTTTCAGAGCCAGTGTCTAAAGTAAAAACCACAAATGCTAAAACTTAGCGCACCACAAAATGTATTCCTAAACGGTTTAGGTACTAAATACAGAGCGTATGTTGGAGGCTTTGGAAGTGGCAAGACTTTTATAGGATGCATTGACCTGTTATTGTTTTTTGCTGCTAATCCAAGGACTACACAAGGCTACTTTGGTATAAGTTACCCATCTATGCGAGACATCTTCTATCCTACGTTTGAAGAAGCGGCTAGCCTGTTAGGGTTTACGTGTATAATCAGAGAAGGCAACAAAGAAGTTCATGTTTATAGGAATGGGTTTTATTACGGCACTGTCATTTGTCGCTCAATGGATAACCCTAATTCGATAGTTGGATTTAAAATATCAAGAGCGTTAGTTGATGAGATAGATATATTAGCAAAGGATAAGGCCAACAAGGCATGGAATAAAATTGTTGCACGTTTACGACTTAAGATACCTGGAGTAGAAAACGGGATAGGAGTCACTACAACGCCAGAGGGGTTTTTATTCGTACATGAAAAGTTCAAGAAAGATCCAACGCAATCATATTCAATGGTTCAGGCGTCAACATATGAAAACCAAGAATATCTACCCGACGATTATATTTCATCACTTAAAGAAACTTACCCATCAAACCTAATCGAAGCTTACATCAATGGCGAGTTTGTCAATTTAACAAGTGGCACAATATACACAGCATTTGATAGACAGTTAAACACCACACCAAGAAAATGGGACGGCAAAGAGCCTTTATACATCGGCATGGATTTTAACGTGGGCCAGATGTCTGCAATTGTTCACATTAAAGAAGATGGCAAACCTAGAGCAGTTGATGAGATTGTAAACGCACATGATACGCCAGACATTATCAATATAATTAAAAATCGATACCAGAATTGCACAATAAGAGTATATCCAGATGCCAGCGGTGGCAGTAGAAAATCAGTAGATGCCAGTAAAACAGACATAGCATTACTTCAGCAAGCAGGGTTCAGTGTTATTGCAAATAGTAAGAACCCATTCGTAAAAGACCGAATATTGGCAATGAACCGTTCTTTTTGCGATAATAACGATAACAGAGATTATTTGGTGAACGTTTCAATGTGTCCAAGCTATGCAGATTGTTTGGAACAACAAGTTTGGGGCGCAAATGGTGAGCCAGATAAAACACAGAAAAAGGATCACGCGAACGATGCTGGTGGCTATTTTATCGCGTATGAATACCCTGTTATTAAACCCGTGGCATTTATGCCCATTAGATTCAGTCATTGAGGGGCTATCATGCCAGCGTCAGACCAACATAAACTTTATGTAAAAAATAAAGACCCAAGAAAACTAGTCCGTGATTGTGTTGCGGGTAGTGATGCAATTAAAACCGCACGTCGAACAGACAGCACAGAGCAAGGCGGCATCTATAATTCAATGGGGTCGCAATACTTGCCTGTACCTAACCCAGATGATGACAGTATTGAAAACCAAGATAGATATGCAGCGTATCGAACACGGGCAACATTCATCAATTTTACAGGCTACACAAAAGATGGCTTGATGGGTATGGTTGCACGTAAACCCACTGAAATTGATTTAGATGCAAGTATTAAGTACGCAGAGTTCAACGTAAACGGCTCCGGTCTTAGTCTGCAGGGTATGACACAATCGGTAATTGGCAATCTGTTAGAGACTGGCCAAGACGGTTTGCTGGTAGATTTTCCTATGTCTGCAGGCGGCACTCAGTTACAAACGGCAGGGTTAAGGGCTATCATCAAGCAGTACCCAGCCGAATCTATTATAAACTGGCGTGTAGAGACAGTTGATTCAATTGATAAAGTCGTGATGGTCGCATTAGCTGAAGAAGTAACCAAAGTTGCTGCTGATGGATTTAGTGTTGACGATGTAACTTATACCAGGGTGTTATGCTTAAACGAAAGCGGCGATTACATACAAAAATTGTATAACGAGCATGACGAATTGCTGGTAAATGAAGAGGGTGAATCTGACATACTTATTAAGAAAGCAGACGGTTCTAATTGGAAAGAAATTCTATTTGTACCGGTAGGCTCTGAGAATAACGACCTAACACCGGATAAATCTCCATTGTATGACGTGGCAGAAATAAACATAGGTCATTACCGTAACAGTGCTGACTTTGAAGAGTCTAGCTTTTTAGTTGGGCAGCCGACGCCTGTATTTTCTGGGTTAAACGAGGGTTGGGTTAAAAACGTTATGAAAGGCGGCATACAAATCGGCTCACGGGCGGGCGTGCTACTGCCAGAAAACGGTAGCGCAATGTTATTACAAGCAAGCGAAAACCAAATGCCATCAGCAGGCATGGATAGAAAAGAAGAGCAGCTTGTCAAGATTGGTGCCAAGATAATCAGCGACAAAGGCGGAGTTGAAACAGCCGAAGCTTCACGTATTAAGTTTGCGGGTCAAAACTCTAAGTTAGGACTGGTAATCATCAACACTGAGTTAGCTTTCAATCAATGCTTTGAATGGATGATGGGTTTTCAAGGCAGTGCAGGCGAGAATGTATTTAACATTAACAGGCAGTTTTATGAGGCTACAGTTGATCCGCAAATGCTAATAGCACAGATGCAATTACTTGATAGGCAGGTTGTCGCTAAAACAGACGTTAGACGCATGATGAGGAAAGGCGGATTGATTGAGCATGACAGAACAGATGAGGATATCGAGGGAGAAGTCGAAGAGGTTAGCCCTCTTATATGAATATATTTCTTGATGTTGAACTCACAGACTTTTGTGGCGATGTATTATCCGTAGGTATGGTTTCATCATGTGGCAAAGAGTTTTACGCAGAGTGCGATCAGCCTAACGTTTGCGAATGGGTAATGAAAAACGTTATTCCTAAAATGTCCGGTGTTAAGGTTTCTCAATTTCAAATGTCAAAGCAGATAGGTAAATATTTATCTCAGTTTGATTCAGTGACAATAATATGCGATTGGCCTGATGACATACGGGCATTTACAAGTCTAATGGTTGAGCATTCATACTTATTAATTAGCCATAATGATTTATCTTTTAGGATTGTTGAAAAAATAGCAATGCCAGATAATAAAGACTCACACAATGCACTTTATGATGCCAAGCAATTAAAGCACTGGATTGAACCCCAGCAATGACAATTGAAAACGTATTAACTCGTAGGCAAGTATTCAATCAGCGCTTTGCCGGTGGTGAAGCTATTGCTGCAGAGAACATACTGAAGCGCATCTATGCCAGAATTAACGAAAGACTATTACGCGACCCTACCGAATTTCAGCAGCTAAATATGACACGTATCAGAAATGATATTAATAATATTCTGGCTATTGATTTGGAGGACATGAAAGAGGTAATTGTTGAGGGTGCGCTAGACTTTGCAGAGGCTGAAGGCAATTTTATGTACACAGCATTAAGTTCTGAGACATCTGTGATACTTGCACTACCTGCAATTGAACAAATCAAACAGGCGGTATTACAGGCTGGAATGGATGTTGTTGTAGGCACCGGCACATTAACAATTAACGAGGCACTTGATAAATTTGCGGTAAATAAAGGCATTGAGATAAGAGCGGCTATCAACGACGGAATATTGACAGGTCAAACAAATCAACAAATAGCTGCACAAATAAAAGACTATGGCGATAACTTGCATAAGGGCCAGATAAACGCACTTGTCAGGACATCAATTAACAACGCATCAACTCAAGCTCGCAGGATAGTTACAGAAGAAAACCAGAGTATATTAAAAGGCGATGAATGGGTTGCCACGTTAGATAGCCAGACAACATTAATTTGCGGTGGGCGTGATGGTAATATCTACCCGATTAATAGCGGCCCATTTCCCCCAGCACATTGGAATTGCCGTAGCCTACGTGTCCCAGTTGTAAAAGATGAATTTAGAATTGATGGCGGGTTAGGTAGACGACCACAAGTCGGAGCAGATGGCCCTAAAGCTGTATCATCCAAGCGAACATTCGAAAGCTTCTTGCGTGACCAGCCCGCCGACTTTCAAGATGAATATTTTAGCCAGTTCCCTGATGGATTAGAAAAAGCGGCATTGTTTCGACGTGGGGGACTCACCATAGACAGATTTAGGGATGAGCTAGGGCGTAACTACACTTTAGCCCAATTAAAGGCGTTAGAGCCTATAGCTTTTAATAAGGCAAATTTAAGTATATAATGTACCTACCTGCCAGTAGGTGGGCTGATTCGTAATCAAAACAGGACATGAATAATGGCAGAGCCAATTGTAGAACCAGTAGTTGAAGCAGAACCAGTAACGTACACAGCAGAGCAGTATGATGCATTGGTGTCAGATAACGCAAAGATGAAGGGCCACATGGACACCTTGCTTGGCGAAACAAAGACAGCTAAAGCATTAGCAAAACAGCAGGCGGAAGACGCGACAAACTTAGCTAACGACAAGGCCAAAAAAGATGGCGACTTTGAGCAGCTTTATAACTCGTCAACTGAGCAAGTAAAAGGCTATAAGGCAGAGTTAGAAACTTTATTAGGGTCTATCTCTACAAGCAATACAAATCGCGAAGCTATGAGCATAGCTATGCAGTTAGCAGACGGATTTAATGCAGAGCTACTAAGCGAAAAGATTGCATTAAGACTTAAGTACACTGATGAAGGTGTAAAAGTCTTGGACTCAAACGGGCAATTAACCGTATCAACAGTCGAAGATTTGAAAGCAGAATTTAGTAACAATGAGCGTTTCGCTAGCTTGTTGAAAGGCAATCAAAGTTCCGGTGGTGGTGCTATCGGCGGAAAGAACAGCGGTGCTGCAGGTAAACTATTAACACGAGCCGAATTTGACGCGATGAACCCAGCCAAAAAAATGGAGTTCATTAAATCAGACGGCAAAATTACAAATTAAAATATAGGCAGCATCAAAATGGCTAATACCCTTACAGACCT